GACAAAATCCTGGGCAACTTTTTGTTGCTCAGGAACTTATAAACAAAGTTAAACTAAAGTGCTGCGGAATTTAGGGTTTCAAAAAAGCTCTAAAAATTGTTATTTTAATGTAGATTTCATCCCCTGCCGCCGCCATGACGGTCAGGAAGGCAGGGACTCTTACCTCTTCTATTACGTGCGAAACCCGGAGTCAGGAAAGCTGGTGAGGTTTAAAATCATGCTGAACCGGTATCAGGAAGGCCCGGAACGTGACTTCATGGCAGCGCAGATCTCAGCAAACGTATATAACAACTTCATGAAGGGCATCACTCCCTTCACGGCTCAGTCTGTCGGCCGCACGGCCACGCCGTTGAAGGCTGTCATCGGCCGCTACAAGACATACGTGAAGAAACTGGAGCTGAAGGGTGCCATGTCCGAGAAGACCAGGATTGATTACTTCTCGCGTCTGAAGATCTTCGAGGAGTGGCTGGATGACCGGCACTATAATAATAAAAAGGTGTACGAGCTGGACACTGCGATGGCCACCGACTTCCTGGACTACATCCTGCTTGACCGCGAGACATCGACACTCACCAGGAATAACTACCGGACATGGATGTCGGCGTTCTGCTCCTGGCTTGTGGAGAAGCAGTACCTTTCCGACAATCCGATAGCGAAGATTCCCATACTGCCGGTGAAGGAGAAATTCAGGGAGCCGCTGTCGGTACCGGACGTGAAGCGTATGTCTGCACACCTGCAGCGCACCGACAAGCGGTTCCTGCTGGCCTGCTATTTCGAATACTACACGATGATCAGACCCATAGAGCTGGTGAAGATTCGTGTCCGTGACATCCAGCTGCACGACCAGACGGTGTTCATTCCGTCGATGGTCAGTAAAAACAGAAAGAACGGACGCGTCCCGCTGCACGATAAGATTGTGAAGCTGATGCTCGACCTCAACGTGTTCAGTCATCCCGGAAAGTCGTTTCTCTTTGGCCGCAACTTCGTTCCGTCAGAGGAACGTGCCAGGAGCAGCATTTTCCGTGACCGTTTCGTGAAGCTGCGCGAGGAGCTGGGCTTTCCACCTTATTATATGTTCTACAGTCTGAAGGACACCGGAATCATCGACCATGGGGAAAAACTGGGGGTCATTTCAGCGAGAGACCAGGCACGTCACTCCAGCGTGGAGGTGACCAACCTCTACATGAAGCGACGGTCCGGCTACGTCAACGAGGCGGCAAAGCATTTTGACGGTGACCTATGAAATAATCTCGTAGAAATAGCCTGTCTTCACCTGATCGATACCGTCAGGCGTGATGCTAACCTCTATTTTAGAACAAAGGAACAGCTTGTTACGGATATTGTATATCTTAGTCGGGTCGGGTATGTCGTCATAGAGGAATTTAAAGCACAGCTCATTGTTGTTTTCGACAGCCTTACTCAGAGAGTTGTTGACATGGTTAACGTGAAACTTCCCGACAGTATCAATGCCGTCGGCACTGTTTAGCGAAAGAGAAGCCACCTTCCCCCCGTCATAAAGATAAATGTCTGACGTGGTCTTGGGCAGTCTGGGCACCTTCTCCAGATCAGTTATGGCGTTATATGTCGAAGGGTCGGTGGCAAACATCAGTTCAATAATGTCGTCCTCCTCTGTTTCCTCCTTATCCGGACTTTCTCCCTCGTCAAGAGCCTCGTAGATACTGACGAAGCCGTCGTCAGACAAACGTTCGGGCCTCTCGTCCACAACGGGTACGACAATTCCTCCTTTCAGCCATGTATCGTTTGCAAACAGATAGTCCGAAGTTCTCTCGTACCACATATAAGGATTGACATCTCCTCCTAATGTTTCAGTAGCCACGGGGACCATCCTCAGCGTAACTGCCGCAGTACTTTCCAAATCCCTGAACAATGGCCGGAAGATGCCTGCAGGCTGGATAACAGTATGATCATCATCCAATATCCTTGCATAATACAGATACAGGTCCTCGACACTGAAGCCATGCATACGAATAAATGTGGTCATCAATTCACGTTCTGTCACACTGTTCCTCCATGCCTCCAGCTCGATGGGGTCATTGAAGTCTGCAACAGGGTAGTGCTTCATGATCTCCCTGCTTATGCTGGTATAGTCTGGGTGGTTAGCCGACAGGCTGAATTCAATGTTGCTAGACTCGAGGAGTTCCTGCCCGTCGCTATCGTAATTAGACTCAAACTCATCCATAGCCCTTAGCTCTACCACATCGGCATTGCCGCTTTCCGAGTTAGGAACCAGCCGCACCGTCCTACGTTCTTCGTCAAAAACAAAAACAGCATTAAACAGTCTGCGAAACTCTTCTAATAGCGTCTGTACCGTCCAGTGCGGCAAAGTCTTCGCAATATCTATAGTCTTAGTGACGTTGGCAATGTAAAGGTCATTCCACGGTTTACGGTCATAGGCTGACAGGTCTGGATCATACCCCATATTCTGAAGCACAGTCCTTATTATATATAACAGAGACGGCTGTACTGCCATATCGGTCATACAAATCTCGTCGCAATACATGTGCAGGTGATTGGCATAGGTATTGTCTTGTTTGCTCCATTTCTGCGGGTCAGTACCGGCAATATGTGTCAGCATGAAAACATATTTTCCTTTCTCTCCGATGAAGCCTTTTTCCTCGATTTCCTCCGTCACGTACACTGTCGGCTTGTGAAATCTATCCTCGCTCCATTTAGCATAACGTCCTTCTACGCCTTTGTATTTTTCATCTACTTGCATATAATCCATACGGTCAATATAAGTACTGCCAAATATTTCGGGATACATTGACCCTGCAGGGGCAAATACGATCTGCAGCCGTAGCTCTTGCTCATTAATGCTGGTCACGATGCCTTCGCCTCTGATAACCAACCGGCCATCGGCATATAACCGACAGTCTGCAAACTTTCTGACAATCTTCGACACATCATGCCGGTAAGCCACTCCAAACACCTGCACGTTCTGAAGTATGCTGAGTGGGAAGATGACGTCATAGGTATATGACCCACCGCTATTTACAAAAGGGTTTTCTTTTGTCAATTTAATGTTGTCCCGGAGTGAAGGAACCACCTCGTGGCCGTCTATTATACATTTTATCATACACGATCTCTGTTTCTCAATTTCAAATAATGGCGATAGCTGCGGTCGAAGCGGTCCATGTCAAACAGGGGTTCTATACCTTCTTCGAGCCGTTCATTCAGTGTATCGATGCTGGAACGCACTTCATCCATGGTATCGTTCAGCTGTTCGTTATCCGTATTCACATTCACGATGGGTGCAACTACCTGTGATACGCCACCAGTTCCCATGGAGCGCGACACGTCCTGCATCGTCAGCGAGCCGACGGTGTTGTTGCGCTGCGCCTGGTCGAGGAAATTCAGGAAAGGAAGCACGGCCGGATTGTTCACTGCCTGGTGGTTGGCCACGAACTCGCCTTCATGCACCACGCCTGCCTCCTTGCGGTACTGGCGGCCACCGGTGAAGCCGCCCTCGTAGTAGCCAGCCTCCTGGGCCTGAGCCTGCTTCCTGATGGTGGCCACCTGCAGCATGCCGCTGGCGGTGGCAGCAGCAGCTGCCGCAACGGCCAGAGGCACCGTCCATGGCACACCGGGAATCAGGACGGCGCCGTAGGCAGAGATGGCATTGGCAGCCGTCGATGCAATAGCCTGTGCTATCTGTATGGTCGTTGCCTTCTTGTTGGCCTCATTCTTAGCCTTCTTGATTTCCTTGTCGCGCTTCTCCTCCAGTTTCTTGCGCTTTTTCTCGTTGTTGCCGGCGGCTTCTATCTGTTTGTCGTAGTTGGCGGTGATGCGGGCCACCTCAAGGTCGCTGCATGCCTGGGCATATGCAGAGACACCGCCAAGAATGCTCGACACGCCATTAAGGGCTGCTGCTGCCGCATCGCGGATGTTGGTCCATCCCTGACCATTGACGGCCTGCATGGTCTCCATGTAGGTCTTGTAGTCGATGACGCCTTGCTCATACTGCGTCTTCAGCTGCTCGCGGGTGCTGATAAACTCAGAGAGGGATGACGCGAAATTGAATGCTGTCGACACCATGGTGTCGCCACCTATCTCTTTGCGCTGTCCTGTCTTCAGCTGTGCGCGGTCGATGGCCTTCTGAGCCTCGCTGCTGATCTCCACCTCCTTGTTAGCACGCTCACGGGCATAGCGGACTCTGATGGCCGTCAGCAGGTCCTGCCGTTCCTTCTCGTTGGCCATACCCGCAGCCTTCATGGCGTCGTACATGTCGTTGACGGCTTTCAGTTCCTCAGCCTCGCGCTCCTTTGATGACTTCCGGAAATACTCCTGACGGTAACGCTCCGACTGTTCCAGGAAGCGGGTGCGCAGCTCCAGCTGGTGCTGTGCGCTGCGCTCCCCGATGTCCCATTCTATCTGCATGCGCTCCAGAGAGCCTTCACGGAAAAAAGCTTTCTTCTTCTCCAAATGGTCGATGTCGGCCTCGAAAAGCGCCTCGTTGACAGCCCACTCGTTGCGGTACGCATCACTCTTCTCATCATCGTACTGAGCCTCTATCTTAGCTTTCCTCAGCTGATGTACCCTTTCCAGCAGGCTCAGCGATATACGCTGCATCTCCTCGTCACCATGGGCGAGCATCATCTTCTCCTGGTTCTCGAGGGCGATGCGCTCTGCCGAGCCCTCCTTGTAGAGCTTCATACGCTCGCGGATGCCCTCCAGTTGCAGTGCCTTGCGGTTACTCAGGTAAGTGCGGTAATCTATCAGACCCTGGCTGTACGACAGTGTCAGGTCTGCCAGCCGCTGCTCCGTCTCGGTCTTCAGCTGCTTGCTCTGCTCGCGCAGCGTGCGCTTCTCGTCGGCTTGACGTTTTCTTTCCTCAGCCTCACGCTGCTTGCGCTCCTGCTCAGCTTTCTTCTGGCCGTCATCGGAAGTGTAGGAGGTGGGGGCAGGCTGACTGCCAGATGGCGAAGCCTGTCCTCCGACAACAGGCGATGTGATTTTCTCCGTATAGTGCTTTTTCAGTTTCTCGTCTTTCTCCAGCATCTTGTCAAGGAATCGGTCCTCCGATTCCAGTACAGCCATTTCAGACTTGTTGTCCTTCAGGCGTTGCTCGTGGATTGCCTGCTGGCGGTCGCTCTCCAGTGCAGAGGCGGTCTTGGATGTACTCTTATGAACACGTCCGTCGGCGTCAACCCATTCTGTGGTCTCAGTCTGCTGCTGGGTGTCGCGGTAAGCCTGAACTGCCTTCAAACTGCCCTTGATACGTTTCTGCTTCTGCATCAGTTCCAGCTTTTTCCCGTTAATCTCCACCTTTTTGGTGTATATAGCCTCCGCCATGGCAGCATTGTTCAAATCCTGAATATAGGTGCGTATAGCGTTGGAGTTTTCGTTATACAATTTCCCCTCGTTGCTGATGGAAGCATGATAGTCGGGGATGATACGCTGCATAGCCTCGACAGCCTTACGTCTTTCTCCTACGGAATAGGCGTTGGACCGTATAACCCGTGACAACTGCTCGACACGCGTCTGCTGCTCAGCCGTCGACTTGCTCGTCTGTTCGCTCAAGTCTTTCATCAGCTGCTGTTGCGCGCGCATCTCCTTTACCTGCTGGAGACTGTTCCTCACCGCCTCGCTGTGTTTATTCCAAGCCTTGTATGCACCATATATAGCAACGACGGCTGTCAGGACAACAGTTATGAGCGCAGTCCAGACATTAGTCATCTGCAGACGCTTCATGTCAACCATGGCACTGTTCAGTCTGACATGGTTAGCCGTCACTGCTGCAATGATGATACGCCATGCCATATATGCTTGCCGCAATGTGTTCACCACAAAAGCGTGGCCTTTTTTGATGGCTACGGATATCGCTTCAACGGCATTGGAAGCTTTCATAGCGATGGTATTGGCATTCCAAAGAGCCGTCAGGATGACGATATATCCCCCGAGAACCGTCAGGCTCTTCCAGTGGTCATAGACGAAACAGGTCAACACGCTCAATGTCTTGGCCAGCATGGAGGCTCCGGTGATGGTGTACTTCACCATGGGAAGAAGTCGCTCTCCCAGTTCAACGGACATCTCCTTGAACTGTTTCTTACACTTATCGAGCCGGGCCTGTACGGTGTTATTCATGGTGTTGAACTCACCCTGCACGCTGGTGGCCTTCTCGTAGGCCTCGGTGGCGAGTGCCTGGTGTCTGCGCACGTCATCGATCTTATCAGCCAAAGTAGAAAGTACACCGACAGCACGCGATCCGTCCAGCCCCATGTCATCGAGCATCTTCATCATGTTCTGCGGATCAGCCTTTTTCAGACTGTCAGCCAAAGTAAGGATAGCCTGGTTGGCATCCTTGTTCAGTAGGTCGGTGAAGGACTTCACGTCCATGCCTGCAATCTTGGCGAACTTGGCCGTGTCGGTCTGCATCTTCGTGAGCATGTTGCCAAAGGCGGTGGCGGCCATCTCATCTTGCAGAAGGTTTTCGTCCATCGCGGTACCGAAGCCCATGATCTGGGCCTGTGTCAGCCCCAGCTGCTTGCCGAACCCGGCCACACGAGCCGTGAAGTCAACGAGATAACCGGCTTGTGCGCTCGAGTTCTGCACCAGTTCGTTCACAGCAGAACCTGTAGACAGCATGGCACCCTTCAGGCCTTTCTTCTCATCCTCGCCGAAGGCCATAGCCAGTTTGCCGATCTTGTCGACGGCTCCATCCCCGAGGTCATCGCCCAGTGCCACGCCGATCATGTCGGCCGCCTCGACGAACTCCAGGATGTCTTTCTTCGACTGGATACCAAGCCGTCCGGCACTGCCCGCCAGTTGGTTCAACTGCTCGCGGCTGGTACGGGTATCCACCTTCTTCAGGTCTTCATTCAGGTCCCGGACGGCTTCGTCAGCCAACCCCGTGTACTTGCGCACGTCGGCCATCTCCTCCTCCATCTGGGCATAGTCTTCCACGGACTTGCGTATGGTCGTGGAGATGCCGGAGATGCTCTGCACGAGGACGAAGATGCCACCCCAGCTGTCATTCAGAAACTTGAAGAACTTGCCCAGGGCTGGCTGTGAGGCCTTGGACTCATTCTTAATCTTGGCAAATTCCGTGTTGGCCTCCTTCAGGGCGGCTGTCAAGGCCTTCCAATCTTCCCCGCCGCGTTTTATGTTGCCACTGTTCAGCAGTTCGTTGATATCCCTGATGGTGTTCCTGAGCTGTTTCGGACTTGCATCTGACATGTTTCGGATTGCCTTGTTGACGGTATTCATGCGGTTCTCCATCATCTCCAGCTGCTTCACGTTCTTGTTGATCTCCTTTTCGAGATTCTTGAACTGCTTGGAGTCCGGGGCATATGAGGACTGTTTCTTCCTCAGGTCGGCGATTTTCTTTTCAAGTTCGCTGATCTCTTTCTTTGCCTGTTCTGTATTGAGCCGGACAACGGTTTCGTATCTTTCTGTATTTGCCATAAAAAACGGTATAATTGCAATTATGATGCAAATATACCGCTTAAGGCTGTATCACAAAAATACTATGTTATACTGGCAATCCAGACCACGAAGGCTACGAAGAGTGATATCAGGATAACTGTTACTATGCGCTCAGTCCACGTCATCGGTCCGACCTGCCTCTTGAATTCCTTCCAGTTCATATCGGCAGCGGCCTTGTCCATTGAACCGGTCAACTTATTACCAGCCGACTTTATTCCCGTCCAAATCAGGAATATGATAAGCGCGATGCCTATCATAGCCCACGTTTCCGGAGATATAGGGAAGAACCACATAATCAATCCTTTCTTTGCTGCAAATATACGAAAAATATCCTTATCCTCCAAGCATTTTGAAATAAAAATGTGTCACCCTGTCGCTGATGGGCGGCAAGGTAACACTATCAGGGGCTGGAGAAGTTCGGATTTTATTCCCTGTCGTCTCTTGTACAAAGGGAATCTCGACCAGGAATTCAGTTGGTTTCCTGTTCACAGACAAACTCTCCGAGCACCATTGCTTGGCTGACGTTCCATTCGTTCGATGCCATCATCTTGCCAAAGGCTTCCTCGCTGACAGCGTCGAACTCTACCTCTACCTCCTTGTCGGCAAATTCCCTGATGGCTTTGTCGACGAGCTTCTGGTATTCCTTGAAGTCCTTTATGAAGTTCTCGTAGTCAGCGTCGCGCATAATTTCCGCGGTTTCCTTTCCCTGCTGTTTGGCACGCTCGTATTCCTGTGCCTTCTGCAGGCGCTCGTCGAAGTCCTTTGCCGGCTTCATCTTCTCTGCTGCGTCCTTGGAATCGTCCTCGAACTTCACTGCGACGGGTTTCAGTTTGCGGGCAATCTTCCACGTCTTCACCTTGTCATCGTCTGACATTTTGCCGTACTTTGCGTTGCTGATGATGTTGTACACGCTGAGAATCTCACTTGTCTTAACTGTTTTTTTCATGTTTTTGTTGTTTTTGTTTGTTATTTGGGATAAAGTTCATACCTTTGCATCGGGAGGTCGGATGACTCGTTGCTTTGGACTATCGGTCTTTTGGGAGTAGCCATGGACATCGTGTCTTTGTCTTGTAGCGTCTGACCCCCATTTTTTTATTTATTCGGGTAAAGAAGTATTCCAGATTCTTTAAGATACGACACGGTATCGAGGATTTCCCACTCATGAGTATCGGGATACTCGAACATAGACCTTGCGACTATCTTCATTTTGACGATATTCGACATAACGTTTCCTTTTACGTCTACCAAGGCGATGCCGCATTTGTTATACCCTCGGATATGACTGCCTTCCTCAAAGGTAATAAAAGAGTCTTGCGGTTTGTTGATAATGCATTCCCAACCTTCTTCACCTTTTGATATGAAGAAATTACTGACAATAGCATCTTTAGCATCAGCAGTCTTTGTAGCATCCCAGAGTCTACTACCTATCGTATATTGATATACACCGTTTATTTCCTCCTCTCCAGTGAGGAAAAACATAGACGTGTCTTTGTATGGGGCAGTGTAGGTGCTGTTCATATACTGGAAGGCGAACCATTTTGACAGCCGCGGTCTGCCAGATTCTTTCGTCCCGTTGCGAAATTTTGTTTTGTACCTCATAAAGGCGACATACACCCCGTCGATTTTCTTCTGCGACAGCAGTATCAGACGGTTTTTGTCCCGTTCGTACTTCACGTTTATCAGATAAGTGCCGCCGAGAGTTCCAGTCCCCCCTCCGTTGAACACGTCAATGTTTTTACCCATAACAGTTTGTTTTTTACTACTTCCTTTTGTTTGTTTTCGCAGACATGAAGAACTTTTCCCCATGTCTGCGCTGATGGATGGTTACTCGTTCTCGCCAGCGATGCAAGCCTCGATTTCGTCTACTGCTGTCCACACGGCGTTAGCGTCTGCGCGTGACATTTCCGACATGTTGTACCGCACCTCTTCATTCTCTCTGACATAGCCATTGAAGTTGCCGAAGTACTCCCCCTGCTCGCCTTTCTTGTCTTTACGGTAGCACGAACCGCTGACAGACAGCAGATTGCCGTTCTCGATGTTCTTTACGCAGTTCCCCTGTACGACCATTGCGTCCGTGGTGTACTCGTACTGTGTGTTCTGTGTCTCGCTTGTCTTCTTGAATGTTCCGTTCATATCTTTTGTTTTTTTAAGTGTTGATAAATATGTGAATATAGAGTGAAATCTGTTAAGTTTCTGAAATCGGTATAGTCTTAGTCGCAGTATATTGAGTATTCTTGCGTTTTGCTGTTACCGTTGCCGTTGTGGCACTGTCAGCTGTTTCATTGTTTTCCAGACAAGTACACTCTAATCTAAACCAATCGCCACTACCTTGCGTGGTGGTACTGAAAGGCAAAGAAGAATTTAGAAGGTTTACTTGTACATCGCCTATCTTGATAGAAAGCGCATCATAATATTCTTTAAGTTTGTTTACAACTTGTGTTCCGTAATCCGTCTTACCTGCTGGCCATTGCGTCTTGGTCGGGTCGTAATCTATATAAATTACGTAATCACTCTTTACTCCGTCGCCTTGCTTATATACCGATACGAACGTCAGAACTCCACTTATATCAACGTTAGTGTCTGTTGTACGGTCAATATTTACCTCGTAGGCATAACCGAGAATAGGGAATACATTGAGACTTGAGTTTTCTTGTACCCAACAGTCAACGAACAAGCAACGACCAGACAGGTTTTTCATTAAGTGACTTTGCATGGATGTATGCGTCTTGTCGTAATATGTGTTTACCGCATCTTCGCTATCTGTAAGGTCGAGCCATGCCTTTTGAAATGAGGAAAATGGCCTGTTGGTGGAGTTCCAACCTGCGTCAGTACTTTTTACCTTGTCTGTCGCATAGTTAAAGAATTTCCATTTGTTGCTCTCCCGCGTAAAAATAAGTACACGACGAACAACGCTTGCAAAGCCGATGTCAGAATACGAACTGCTGCCCATGAAATCAATGGGAGACAACCATTCGTCATTTCCCTCAATCTCAACGGTCTTTGTGGTTGTTCCATGCACTTTTTTGTAATATTCGTCCATCCATATATGGTCGACAGGGAACATGTATCGTGCGTTAGTCGAACCGGCCGGTATATATATCGTGCGCTGTGTTTCGGGAATGAGAGGGGCAAGGTAGTGCTCTCCAGCCTGTTCTGCTGAACCGCCAGAGATTGTCACTTTCTTGTTGTCAGGCTTAGCGTTGTGGTCATATCCACTGTTTTGAACCAATGTTCCATTATCATCTGTATTTACAAAATCGCTAAGACGCTTCCAATGTCTGTCACCCCACGGACGTAACTTGATGTAGTACAGTCCGTGTTTTTCTATAACATTATTAACGTAGTCCTCGTACTGTTGAATAGTATCAGCGGTAAACATGTCGACTGGCGGGTCGACACCGTAACGTTCTGCCAAACGCTGTGCTGGCGTTATAAGGTTCGGTTTGTTGTTTGCGCCATTTGAACAAGGTATAGGTCTGTACTTTGCCCACGGGTTTATAAGCTCGCTCTCGCACAAAGTAGCAAGGTCTCCGCTGCTTACTCCCAACGCCTTCTGCACGTCGTTGATACTTACCGCCCCTGTTATTCTTCCGTTGCTGTAACTCATATTTTATGCTGCTTTTAGTTGTTCTATTTCTGTTCTCAGTCTCTCGTTTTCCTTTTCGAGTTCGGAGATGCGCTTCTCGTGGTCGACGACCCTTTTTGCGGTTGCGATGCTTGCGAGCAATGCTATCACATCGTATTGCATCGAGAGGAAGCCTTTGAAATCCTTCTTTACGCCCTCTGGCAGGACGCTGAGCCAATACTGTGCTACAGAACCTATCTGTCGGCCGAGTGCTTTGTTCTGCTTCCATGTGTAGTGTATTGCTGGTGCAAGTGCCACCTGTTCCACCGTCGGCAGTGCGTTGTAGTCCTCCACATCTTTCTTCCTGATGTCTGACGATGTGTTCTGTCCGAGTGCGGATATGTAGCTGTCGCTGTAGATACCGACGGTAGAGTGAATACCTTCGTTAACTTTGTATTCAACGATGTTGTCGCCATAAGTTTGAATACTGAAATTATCAGTACTTAGTACGATTCCGTCATTGTCATTGATGCTTATACTATAGTCTATGGATGACAAATCAACGCTACCAGACGGAAAACCTCCAGAATAGTCAGTTATCACATTGATAGAACTATATCCTGACTGAATCGTAAAATCGTTAACAGTGCTTGTAATACCTCCAGACATTGAGATATTTGCGAGTGTCGACGTTCCACTGACATTTAATGTTCCATTTACATCAAGCTTGTGGGTAGGTGACGTTGTACCTATACCGACGTTACCACCTTCTCCAATAAAGAACCTGTCCGCAAATGTTGCTCCTTCAATTGCTGAAATATCTGTTGTGTATGCTATATGGGAGGCAAAACCTATACAAAGACCTTGTCTACCATACGTTGATTGTATTCTACATATACCCATATTTGACCCCGCATCCCATGTTGTGTATTTAACAACGCCATATGTAGGGCTACCTTTTGGTGTAATAATCTCATTATAGCGATTACCTGTATACAGATGAAAAGTACTTGTAATATCACCAGTTCCGTCAAAAGATTGCCCCCATATAGTACGGGATGTCTGGAGTTTTGTGGCTGAATCAGCATTTCCTGTCAAGCTTGCCTTGATAGTAGCAGGCAGCAGCAGGTCAAAGTTTGCAGAACCGTCGATACCTGTGTTCGCTTTACTGTTAGTACCGCTGTTGTCCTTGACGGTTATAGTACGTGCGACCCCCCATAATGATGTCTTGACAGTACCACCAAGGCTTACCAGTGAGCCATTGATGGTCATGCTCGGATTTGCAAGCTGGGTGTTCGCTACCGTTCCTTCCAGTTCACTGAAGGAGTGTGTGTGGAGTAGGTTGACTGTTATGTCGTCGACGTTATGTCCCTTGAATTTCAGCACACCTGTCGACTCAAGCTCAATATCGTTGAGATACATCAGTCCGTCTATGCGGTCTGACAGTACCTTACCCTGTGCTGCGGAAAGCGAATCAGTAGCAGATGTACTCGTGAGGTTGTTTTGTATACCCCTCCATGTATTCGTCAGCGACTGACTTGTGCCATTTATCTTGACGGTCAGTGTGCTGCCATCGAGGGAAACGCTGGAGTTACCGCTACTCAGGAGCGTACCGCCAGTGTCAGCAAAGGTAAACGTTCTTGCTGTAGTCCCCGTGCCCGCGTCAATGCGGACGTTAAAGTCAAGGGAAGACGCTCCCGTCGGATGGAAATCAATAACCCTTCCCACCTCCATAACACCGCCCGACTGAACGTACGGAGTTCCGTTGAACCAGTCACCTGTTTTCGGTCTTACAATGTTGAATGTCGTACCGCTGAGACTAAGCCCTGTGCCAGCGTAATAGGTGTATTTGGAGTCAGCCGAAGAAACTGTGATATAGTTCCTTCCAATTACCCAACCCTGTGTAGCGTAATTCGTAAGTGCTGTCGTAAGGTGACTTAGCGCTATTTGGCGAGTGTCGGTGCTACTGGCGAGCAAGTCCCATGTGACATCACCAGTACCACCACCGCCACCAGAACTACCAACACCGAGAGCACTGACACCGCCAAGTGCGTACAGGTTGGCAGCGACTTCACTCCCACCGACAACCTTGTATACTTTTAATGCGTTGTTGCCTTGGTCGTAACCTATGTATATGTCACCTATCTGAATCGTGTTAGCGACTTTCAGAAGTCCCGTTATGTAGCTTTGCGACGCATCGAGCGTTATTCCGTCAGCATCATCAACTATCAGGCGATAGTTGTAGGAGTCTAATCTTGCATAACCTTTAGTAGTGTCATTTCCTGAATATCCTATTTCGACAGAACCTCGTCCTGCATTAAGAACAAGAAGACCAGCAGTGCTGTAAATCTCAGAACCTGTCATGGTAACGTCACCTACATCATTCATGTCACCACTGACGTTTCCACTACCATCGAAGCTCTGCCCCCAAATAGTTCTTGCGGTCTGGAGCTTGGTGGCAGAGGAAGAATTGCCGTTAAGGAACGCTGTACCACTTGAATTTACACCAACTATCCAACCTTTGCCAGTTAAATAAATACCAGTGTTGCCACTTGTGCCAGTTCCAAAGAGAACACTCCTCGTTCCATTGTTGAACCATATTCCGTTGTCGTGGCTGCTATCCGATGTAACGGTAATGTTGTTCTTTATCATGTTTGCCAAATCTGCCGTACTCGCATTACCAGCACTTGTGGCATACGGAATAGTCAAGTCGGCATTTGCGCCATTGGTATTTACCCTTAGATAGTTTCCGTTGATGGTTGTGGCACGGACACCACTGTTGGTAATAGTGCGAGTACCAGTAGATGTTATTGCCGTGTTGTCCACATCAAGGGAGATACCACTGCCAGCTTTAAGGGTAACGCTTGTAACACCGCTTGAGGTAACATAACCGCTGTCGTTGGTAAGTTGGGACACTTTTGTTAGGTTGCCAGAGTGCCATACTGCATTATCGCCAACATAAGGTACAGACTTGAATACAAACTGCCCATCTTGATGGATTCGGTACGATTCTTTGTGCGTACCACCTTGGTTATGTGCCCATAATATCAAATCATTAGAATTTCCGCTACCTGTGCCAAGATATTGTAGATTAAATCCAAACTGAGAAGCCCAACTACCAGCGTTACCAACAATTTGCCATATATTTAAATCTGTATTACTGGAGTTGATAAACAATCCGTCCGTATCTTTTATATATAGTATTCCAGTTATCGGTGTAGATGTTGTGTTACCACTTAATTTCAAGTAGTCTGGCAGACTAACCACGCCGCTTGACGGATTGTAAGGTGTTGTGCCGACTTTAACTTGTGTAACATACGAACTCAAAGCGGCACTTGTTATAAACCCTGCGCCGTTTGTGAGTTGGTTGGTGTTGTTAGGTATGGAGATAGTTTTTGCTTCAGAACCGTTGTATGAACCACTTGAATAGCCCGACCATGACAAGGTAGCAAGTGTAGGAATGTCTGATTTGAGGGCATAGTTTTGACTTACCCACGACTGAGTTGCATATCCGCTAAGTGCCGTAGTAAGGTGCGAGACATTTATCTGCTCGGTTGTCGGGTTACCTAATGCCGACCACATGGCATCAATGTCGATACCGCCACCGCTGTCAGAACTGCCAACGCCGAGAGCACTGACGCCTCCGAGAGCATACAGGTTAGCTGCGACTTCTTTCCCACCGCTGAGCTTGTACAACTTTAACGCGTTGTTGCTTTCATCGTAGCTGATATAGATGTCACCGATTTTCAGCCGACCGTCTATTTTTACGTCACTGCTAAATGTTGCTATGTCGTCTACATACAGCAAGCCCAATGACGTGTCTCCATTGACGGAAAATTCGCTCTCGACAGCCGTTATGTTAACTAAATTAGATGTTGTGCGGAAATACACAAAGGCAGACCCGTTGCCTATTGACGTGACACCAGTCATCGCACCACTGACGTCTGCCGTGCCGTTGAAGTTCTGCCCCCAAATGGTACGGGTGTTTAAAAGCTGCGTGGCAGATGTAGCGTTACCGCGGAATTCCGGTGCAGACATATACGTTCCTGCAGACACATAAGTTGCCGCTTTAACAAAGCTTGAAAAATCACCAGAGCCTGCGACTATCGCCTTCCAACGAAGAGAACTTGTCCCTAACTGATAATTGTTCGTGGCAGAAGGCACAATATTTCCGGCACTGTTCACACCACTTGTAACAACATTTGCCCACCGGTTGCTACTACTACCCAACGTAGGCCACGTCACTTCACCATCTGAAGCGGTCGTTGAGAGGGGCAAGATATTGCCTTTTACGTAGAGCCTTCCTGTCAGAGTACCACCTGCTAATGGCAAGTACGTCTTCTGTGCTTCGTTCTTTGTAAGGTAAGTGCTTGTTATAGTATTACCACTTCCGTCCTGTGTTGCTCTTGTGGCAGTACTGGCGTTTCCGTTTAACGAACCACGGAACTCTGGAGCTGACATATACACGCCTGCTGATACATAGTTGGAAGCAGAGACCCTACCACTGAAGTCTCCGTCCACAGCAGCTACAAGACCCCATCTCCAGTTACCCATTCCAAGCTGATGACTGCCATTAGATGACGGTATGATGTTGCCGTCGCAGTTAAGTCCCTTTGTCGCAATGTTCGCCCATCTAAATTCATCAGATCCGAAGGTAGGCCATATAACCGTCCCGTCCTCTTGTGTGGTAGGCATAGGCTGTACGGTACCCCAGATACTTAAACGCCCGCCAACTCCGAGGTCACCGCTAATGCTTGCCTTTATTGCTCGCAAGTCTGCCCACTGCTTATTCTTTGAACCTAACGTGTACGTGTTGTCAGAAGAGGGTGTTATGTCTTGTGAAACGAGTGTCCCCATCATGGTGTCACCCGCTTTCTTGACATAGGTGGATGCAGCGACAGTGGCTGTGACATAGTTCCTTCCCATCACCCATCCTTCGGTTGCATATCCATTCAGTGCTGACGACGTTATATACCCGCTGTCGTTTGTCAGTTGCGACACACTGGTTGGTATGGAAGAAATGGTTGCATACGGTGCAAGTGCCGTAGTAAGGTGCGAGACATTTATCTGATTGGTTGTCGGGTTGCCTAATGCCGACCACATAGCATCAATGTCGATACCACCACCGCTGTCAGAACTGCCAACGCCGAGAGCACTGACGCCTCCGAGGGCATACAGGTTGGCTGCGACTTCTTTCCCACCGCTGAGCTTGTACAACTTTAACGCGTTGTTGCTTTCATCGTAGCTGATATAGATGTCGTCTACATACAGCAAGCCCAATGACGTGTCTCCGTTGACGGTAAATTCGCTCTCGACAGCCGTTATGCTAACTCCGCCAGCTGTACGGAAATACACAAAAGCCCCATTGTTGCCAATTGACGTGACACCCGTCATCGCACCGCTGACATTCGCAGTCCCGTTAAAGCTCTGTCCCCACAGCGTACGAGCGTTCTGTAGTTGTGCTGCGGAATTGGCTACCCCATTGGTAAAGTAACCCTCCAGAGTAGTTATAGAACCTTTCAGCGCTTTACCCTGTTTAGCTGACAGCGACTCCGTGGAAGAATCACTCGTAAGGTTATCCTGTATACCCCTCCATGTATTCGTCAGCGACTGACTTGTGCCATTTATCTTGACGGTAAGTGTGCTGCCATCGAGGGAAACACTGGAGTTACCGCTGCTCAGTAGCGTACCACCTGTGTCGGCAAAGGTAAACGTTCTTGCTTCAGTCCCCGTGCCCGCGTCAATGCGGACGTTAAAGTCAAGGGATGATACTCCTGTCGGATGGAAGTCGATAATTCTTCCTACTTCCATAACACCACCTGATTGGATGTATGGAGTGCCGTTGAACCAGTTACCTGTTGTCGGTCTTACGATGTTGAATGTTGTACCGCTGAGACTGAGTCCTGTGCCAGCGTAATAGGTGTATTTGGAGTCAGCCGAAGAAACTGTTAGGTAATTTCTTCCAATTACCCAACCCTGCGTAGCGTAATTCGCAAGTGCTGTCGTGAGGTGACTTAGCGCTATCTGACGAGTGTCGGTATTGCTTGCGAGCAAGTCCCATGTAACATCACCCGTGCCACCGCCACCAGACACGCCTTGACCCAATGCGCTAACACCACCGAGCGCATACAGATTGGCTGCGACTTCATTGTTGTGACTGTCGAGCTTATATACCTTCAGTGCGCTATTGCTCTGGTCGTAGCTAACATAAATGTCGCCGATTTTCAGCCGACCGTCTATTTTTACGTCACTGCTAAATGTTGCTACGTCGTCTACATACAGCAAGCCCAATGACGTGTCTCCGTTGACGGTAAATTCGCTCTCGACAGCCGTTATGCTAACTCCGTTAGATGTACGGAAATACACAAAGGCTCCATTGTTACCGATAGACGTTGCACCTGTTATCGCACCGCTGACGTCTGCCGTGCCGTTGAAATTCTGCCCCCAAATGGTACGGGTGTTTAAAAGCTGCGTGGCAGATGTGGCGTTACCAGACAGTGCAGCCTTGATAGTTTTGGGGAGAAGCAGGGTGACATCAGCGCCACCATTAACGCTGACCGAAGAACCTGAGTTTGTAGAGTCCGCATCCTTAATAGTTATGTTACGTGCAGTTCCCCACTTTGACGTGGTTATACTACCCCCAAGACTCACCGATGTCCCATTGACGGTGACGGTGTTGTTAGCAAGTTGCGTGTTTGCTACAGTTCCTGTTATCTCACTGAAAGCATACGACGGCTTTTGAGCAGCCTTCGCCCATGGATACACATCAGAAGCAGGGAGTGTTGTCGGATATGACGGCAGAGAAACGACACCATCTGTCGGATTGTAAGCTGTTGTGCCAACCTTGACCTGTGCCACAGTACCTTTGTATTGGTCTTCGGTAAGGTATCTTTGCTGAAGAACCCATGACTCGGTTGCATATCCACTCAGTGCATCGGTGAGGTGACTAATGTTAATCTGTTCTGTTGTGGCATTCTTCAGTGCAGTCCATACCGTCTCAACATCAATGATCCCGCCGTCGCTGCCGGAGCTTTTGCCCAGTGCCGAGATAAAGCTTTCTGAATAAAACCCACGGTGTTTCCCGTCAATATCCTTTGTATGGACATTTCCGTCGCTGTCTTCCTCAAACCAGGACAGCAACTGGCTGAGTTTGCTTTCCACATCATTCTTCCATTCCGTACGGAAGCCCTCATAGCCTGCCTGATAGCTTAAAGCAAGCGTGCCTGTCTTTGTGATTGGCGTACCAGTAATCACGAAACCTTGCGGAACGCTCATAGCGACACTTGTCACGGGTGTGATGGTGTTGCCACCGAGCGTTATCACGCCGTTTGTGATATGAGTGTCCGTGATGCCATATCCGAGGAGCGTTGTAGGATGGGATGTCAGTTCGCTGAAAGCATACGACGGCTTTTGAGAAGCCTTCGCCCATGAGGGGACCGTGGGATCTGTCTCTGTAAAGCTTGTGAGCGGCTTTATTGAGTTGGTACCGATGGTGATGACACCGTTCGCTATCTTTGCGTCAGATATGCCGTAACCAGCTATTGTAGTCGGCTTTCCGGTAATAGCTGCCCAGCCAAGGGACGTGACACCCTCATCCGTTCCGTTGTACCATTTACCTGTCAACGAATTGTATTTCAGCACCTGTCCGTTATCAGGTGACGAGATGTTGACATCAAGCAAGTCGGAAAGTGCACCATATCCAGTGCCACCGGAACCACCTTTGCCCAGTGCTGAGACAAAACTCTCAGAGTATATCCCTTTGTCAACCTTCAATGCATTGCTGGCACTGTCCCACGACAGCGTAGCACCACCAATCTTCAGCAATCCGCTTACCTCGGCGTTGCCCTCCACCCCAAGTTGCTTGCAACTGATGGACCCGTCGGGATTAAGGGTAATCTGCGAGGATTTTCCAATAACTGCACCGCCAAGCAGTGTCAGCAGATACTGTACGGTTTCAGGTTGATCCCTACGCAGGAAATTACCCATATATGGAAGTATAGAGAGGAGAGCGTTGCCTATTCTCTCGGCGGTGTTCGCATGAGTGCGTCTTTCGTCGCGTATCGCCTCGAAGTCCGACTGTAGCGTGCTGAGCGGTTTCTTGTCTGCCATATCTCTTTTTTTCTGCAAATTTACCCCAGATCCTACGGGAATAAAAATACCTGTCAGAAGCGGTTCGAGCGGATGGTGCCTGTGAACAGCTCGTCGAGGAACGAGGACATCAGCCCCTGGTATGCCTTGCCGTAGAACTCGGCCTCGGTGAGATTCAGGCGACGGATGCTGTAGTAGTATTTCTTGAAGAACCAGTCGCGGGGCATGCGCTTGTTGCCAGAGGTAAGGGCGGCTTCCTTGCCGGCATTCTTGCCTCGCTGAACTATCACATGCTCGAACTTGGGGCTCTTCATATGCTCCTCCGACAGTCCGGCACCCACCTGGCGCGATTCATAGGCATGTTTCCCCTCGCGGAACTTGTCACCCATGAACTTCAGGTCGCCGGGGTTGCCATGGGCGAAACCCTTGCCAACACCGGCAGCGACGAACAGGCCATACTGCAGGAACTTGTGTTCGATGGTGGTCACCCGCCCAGTGGTCACCAGTTCCTGGAGCGAGCCTTGCAGTGCACCGGAGTCGGTGATATTCAGTTGGATGATCTTCTCTCTCCAGATATTGAGCATCATCCGGCTCCAGCCACGCTCATATTCCTTTATTTCGCGCTCATTGAAGTAGTGTCCCCGGCTGCCATGGCCGTCGACACGCCCTCCAAGCCGTTCATACATCGTTCCCATCGGCTATCACCTTACTCAGTTACCCATTCATTCTGCAGCTGCTGCTCATCCTCGTATTCCATCGATTCCGGCTCGTCGTTCTCCACCATGAAGTAGAGACCCGTCACTCCTGACATCGTGTAGCGTCCGAACTCCTTGCTGTAGATTTTCTCCACGTTCAGGAAGGTGATATCATCGTCTTCGTCCTCGCGGTGCTCCCTGTCCCAGATCATGCGCCGCACGAACTGGGCGAACACCTCGCGGCAGAGGTTCAGCTTCTCTTCACGGTCCTCCATGTCATCCCATCGGTAGGATGCCAGGACGAATACGGTGTAAACACGGCGTTTGAAGTAGCTGACACCTTCCGAATACAGGTTCTGGTCGGTGGTATCGTCGATGCAGATGAAGTTTGCCGTCTTCTGGTACTCCTGCATGATGCCCTCGATGCTGTCGGGGCCGCTGCAAAAGACCGGCTTGAAGCCGTTCGCCCGGCACAGCTTGTTCTTCTGTGACAGCTGCTCGAAATAGTGTAGTGCGTCAAATATCATTTCTTGTCATATTTCTCGTGGAACTCTTTTGCCTCGCGGGCCTTCTCATTCAACTCTGTCAGCGCACGCCAACAGGGCAGCGCCTTGATGGTTTCTTCCTTGGTGATGTCACCGTCGGTAAGAGCTCGAATCTGCGTGTCCATAGCTCCCATCAGATCGATGGCCATCTCATCGACGGCAGCGTCCACCCGTCTGAAAAAGTGTGGCCACCGCTCGGCAAACACGCTTTTCACGTGGGCGAACCAACGCAGCGTACCCATCTGTTCGGCGGGTGAGAGCGACAGTCGCTTTGGGTGCTTGCCGTTCCTCTTGACATAGAGGAAGCAGGCCAGCCGTTCAATCATCTCCGGCTTGCCGCTCAATACAGCCAGCTGATAGTATTGTTCGGCCATTAGGTAGTCGCCGAAGGGATAGTGGTCCAGGATATCATCGACCGCCCGACAGCCGTGGATGCGCTCCAGCCGCACATCCATGCCGTCGAACTGGTCGATGAAGTCGAATTGGTGTATCATGCCCTGCACCTGCCAAGACTCCAGCGTGAACCACCTGCGGGGCTTCCACCACTTAGTCCGGAACCAACAGCGGAAGGACTTGGGTTGTTCACGGACGACACGCACGGTATCGCCTTCCACATGAATGCCTGCCAGCCGGACGAGCATATAGGTCTTGACAACTGTCAGGTTGTCGAAGAGGCTGAGCAACGTCAGCACATAGCGCAGCTGCTGCTGTGTCATCTTTCGCCACTCGGTGGGTGCGTAGAGGTCTATCGATCCGTCAGCCAAAAATGTAGGCCGGTGCGTCGTGAGTGTTCTGAAAAGTCTCATGGTGATTCACTGGATATCCGTGTTCTGCATAAATTGAATATTTCTCTAAGTCAGCATCGAGCATGTTCAGCAGCCGTCGTATCTTCAGGCGCACGGCGTCCTGGTCGCCGCAGATCCACAGGTTGATGATATGACGGCACTGGAACACGACGGGGTAATCGTCCGTAGTCACTTTGCCGTCTCGCACCTCCTGCAGCAGCGCGTCCATATACTGGTTTGACAGTTTCAGGCGCAACGCTTCGTCGGCCTGGGCTATGAGCCGCTGCGCTGCCTGCCACTCTAAGTGTGAGGCGGCAGGACCTTGCATCTTCTGCAGCATGCGGAAGTCGAAGAAGAGCGTGTCAATCTTCTCTTTAGCCTGGCTGGTCTTGCCCCAGTTCTCCACTCGGCATAGTTCCCGCAGCAGCTGCCCCTCAGCCCGGAGCATTCCGTCACGCAGATGGCCTATAAGCGCATCGACGCGCTGCTTCGAGGCCGGAGCCATCTGGTTGGTGCTGACCACACCGAAGCCGGTGGGTGTCAGTACCAGGTCGAGCTGGCGGAACACACTGAGGAACGCCCCGATGGCCACCCACCGCTTCACGGCCACCGCCAGCTTCTCATGCTGGCCGTCCTCGGCGGCCGACGTGCCCACATCTCCGAGCACATCGGCCTTACACTCATCGTAGGCGGTCGCAAACTGCGGCTCCACCTTTTCATATACCTCCACATGTGCGGAGGTCGCCACGCTGAGGAAAGATTCAAATTCAGTCTTTGTTATTTCCATCGTCGTTATTGTTATCGTTGTTGTCTGCGGTCACTTTCTTGGCATCTTTGTTCTCGTCGATGGTGGTGAGCATCAGCATCGGCACATCGACAGTCACCCGCTCGCTCCAGCCGTTGTAGTGCAGCACCACGTGGTAGGGCTTCATCATCACGTCGTGGAAGGGCTTTTCAAGGGCCTGCTTCATGGTGAACAGCTCGCGCTTGTCCGAGCCGGAGTTGTTCATCTGGCTCTTGCCGGGCGTGGCACCTATCAGGTTGGGGTGTACGCCGAAGGCGAAGCACAGCGTGTTGGCCGCTTCCTGCATGTCGTCAGCCCAGTCGCCGCCCTCTTTCTTCCCCTGGTTCAGGTTGATGACGCGTACCATGGGGTGCTCCTTGCCCGTCGGGTCCACGTAGTAGCCGCTGATGAGTGCCTTGCCGGCATTTTTCGGGCCGCACACGAAGTCGATGATATTCTGTTTCTCCTGCTTCACCCGTTCCTTGCGCAGCTCCTCGTCGGTGATGCCCTCGTTGTCGCACACGATGTCCCAGTAGTCGTTATGCACCTCTATCTGCAGGCGCGGCGCACTGGTGTTCTTGATCATGTACCGCTTGCCGATGCCGATAAGCTCGTAGATGTCAAACCACGAGTCGCGGAAAGCCGAAAAGTAGTAGGGTCGGCTGTACACTTGGCGGCCCGGCGTGGCCATGCGGCAGACGATGGCAAACTCACAGTCGCGGCCGTCCTTTGGCTTCTGGCGGTTCACGCCGGTCTTCGGGTCGGGTTCCCTGCCCATGCGCACCATCAGGTCACCCAGCGGGTCGTGGTAGTCGAGCAGCGGCAGCACCTCGATGTCCTGCGGGTCTGGAGCACCGTCGCGCCAGTCACCGTAGAGCACGTAGTCGAAGCGGCCCTTGTCCGTCTTACGGGCCAGTCGGCAGTAGCACGTCTCACGGTGGCGCACCTGTACAATCTGCGAGTGGTCGCGCGAGAGGATGATCTTCGTAAACGTGGTGAAGAAGAACTTCATGTCGGTGGCTTGCTCCAGGAACAGCTCGTGCAGTGAGTTCCTGAGGCAGAAGCGCCGGATGTCCGGCTCCTGGGTGTCCTGGCGTGTCTCGCGGTCGATGAAGCGGATGCCCTGCCCGTAGCAGGCCTGCACGTTGAACAGCTGGCACTGGCTCGTCACCATGTTCTCGCTGATGCGCTGCATCACCTCGAAGGGCAGCTGGTTGTCGCCACCGTAGGGCACGTAGTTATAGTCCTGCCCGCCGATGGTGATGGGTACGGTGTTCTGCTCCTCATCGAAACCGTCTACGATGGCGCGGCTCTCCTGGTACTTGGTGGCAGGACTGCCCTCCTCGGAGAAGCCCACCACGCCAGTGGTACCAACACCGTAGCGTGTCCACTCGCCCCTGCGTCCTATCTCCACCAGCTGCTCTTTGCCCTGTCCGGCAGGAAATTCTTCATTATTCATTTTTCGTTCTTCATTTTAAAGATATACTGGTTGTCCGTTGTACTCAAATATCAGCACGTCAATGACGGCCCTTATCTCCCCGTTCACAGGGTTCAGCAGGCGGTGGATGCCCCGGCGCCAATGCGAGCCGGTAGGAATCCAGCCGCTGTAGTCCACGACGTTGCCGTCCTTTTTCCACGCCTTCAGCAGCACCCGCTGCTTGTATTTGGCAGCCAGGTCGAGCTGTTCCAGCACGTAGTTGATATGTATGGCCTCTTGTTTCATCAATTAAATGTTTGGTCGAAGGTGTTGTCGAAGATGCGTCCCTCGCGTCTCAATTCCATCACGTTGTGTATGCGTTGTGCATACTGGTACTGAAAAGTGAAGCGGGGCATATTGTCATCATCGTTGGAGTAATCGCTCTTGCTGTCGGTGATGACAACCTCTTTGCCAACAGTGGGACTGCCGCCATAGATATTGACGATATACACCTCCCGGCTACGGAACAACTCGTCGGCCCAGTTGGCCATCGCAGTATTCATGATGCCGGTGTCGGCATGGAACACGCGTGTCTCCTCTATTTTGTAGTTCCGCAGCATACCGTTGATGCGGACCGAGCTGCGTTTGTATTCCGGGGCAACCTTGTGTGTACCGGTGCAGTAGAGCAGTTCCTGGACACCGAAGGAGTTGTCGAACAGCAGGATGGGCGCACAGTCAGGAACAGTCGGGTCGAGGTCGAACCGCTGGACGCGATCTCCAGCTCTGATGGTATAAGATACGAGCAGCTTTCCATCTGCCTGGAAACTCCCAGGCGACACATCGAGCGTGGTGTATCGGCTGTTGCCGCCGATGACCGCAGGTGTGAAGACTGCCGTGGTACCGTCGCTGTAGGCAGCCGTACAACTGGCGCTATCGGTACCAAGATAGTGAAGGTACTCCAGACGGCCCAGGGCTGTAATCTTCGTACCGGCGAGAATGGTCAGGAAGTGTTTGTTGTAAAACTCCGATGCACTGGTACCCACGTCAGCTCTACAGTAGAACACCGAGAACTTCAGTTGCTTGGTGTCATTATCTTTTTGTTCGGTGATGTCTGCCGTCACCTCGATAATTAGCCTGCGCTCAGCATAGAGGCTGAACATCCCCATCAGGTCGCCGATGGTGATGCGCGAGTTGACGGGGGCCAGCGTCTCGTCATATACTGTGTCATCATCGACAGAAAATACGACTCTGGCTTCCGCTCCGTCGATGGAGAATGTCAAGTCGGGAATGGCAGTGCTGAAGTAGATGCCACTGAGTGAGGAAATGAGTGCTATCATGCCTTTTCGTTTTCTTTCCGGCAAAGGTACACACAACCCAGTGGATATAAAAATACAGGCCACGCGTCGTCACGACGGGCAGCCTGCCAGAAATGTTTCAAAAAACCTATGACGTTATATTCACGTCAGCGCGTCCATGCTCATAAACCGCCAGACAGCCCATCGCGGGGTGCCGTCTGCAGCTGTAGTGAAGTGGTAGTCGTGGGCCCGCATCCAGCCGGTCACGACGTCTTTGCTTACAGACATCATCGGCATCAAGTCGTCGATGATCTCGTCAGTGGTCTTGTGGTCTTCCACGGCCTTGCCCAGTCCGGGCTGTTCCTCGGGCAGGTTCCGGCGGGAATAGAAATAGGAGTCCAGCAGTTCTGCCTGGTAATGTTCCTCTTCGTCGAGCGACTCCAGCCACTTGCTGATGCGCTCCTTCATCTGATCACTTAACTCTTTCATACGTTTTCTGCTTTTCTCATTGCCTTCAATATACCGATCATATCCCGCTTCATGTTACGAAGCGCCTTGAGAGTGTCGAGCACCTTGGCGGGCTCCTCGGAATCGTCATCGATGTAATGTTCCTCGATGCAGTCTATCAGGTCCACGTTGTTCTCCATCGTGGGCACGTCGCCGCAGAAGCCGCACAGGGCCTCCGTCAGCTCTGGTGTCAGTGTCATCTTCATAGCGCACCTCCTTCCTTTTTGTATTCTCTTACATTCCAGTAAGGAATGCCTATCCCTCGCATCGAGAAGCCTGATGCATGAATCCTGATGAATCCATCATTTACATTCTTTTGCACCTCGACATAGTATTTTAATGTCTTAGGGTACTTATCATTGAGTTCATCAACCTTCTTTTTCAACGCTTGAATTACTGCAGAAAAGGCATTCTCATCCTTGACATACGTGAAATCATGTTCTTTGTTCAGGAACTGCAGGATTTCATCAACCTTTCGACCTTGCACACTGTATGTGTATGATTTTCCAAAAGCCCTCATAGCGCACCTCCTATTCCTATTAAGATGATTACTGCGACGAGTGCCAGGTGGGCCTTCACCACGTCGCCATGAGTGAACACTTCGCCCTGCTCCGTCGAGCAGAGGGCGGTAAAGGTGTCAGAGCGGCGGGCTGCCCACCGCTTCCAGTCCGCCAGCCACGGACTGACAGTCTGCTGGGCACGGACCGAGAGTCCGTAGGCTGCGGACTTGGCGCGCCGTGCTGACTGGTTAATCACTTGCACCGCCTTACGTACCGGTGCCGTCACGTCGACGGGCTGCCGTGTCTGCAGCACTTCGTCGAACTGAATTGTTCCTTGTTGCGCTTTCATAGTCAGTCCTCCCATACATTGATTCTGCGTTCAATGGCCATCCACCTTGCCAGCGACTCCCTGTCCTCTTTGCGAAGTTTATTAGGACTGCAATTTACGAACTCGAAGAAGTCAACGAGGTCGCCCGCCCTGAGCCGTCTTTCATGATCAAGCATAAAAGTCTTCTTGCTTCTGGACAGAAGGACGGTGATCGTCTCGGTCAAGGACTTCCGTTCACAACATTCCTTATAACTCCAGGTAAATGTACACTCAGCCTTAAAAGGCCACTCCTCGTTGCCAGGGTTATCAACAATGGCACCATACTTTGAAACTTCGTCAGCAAGTGACAGGCGTTCCAACAGCCTTTCCACAATGTTTCTTTGTTGCATATTGCACTATCTTTGTAGCCTGCCAGCGAACCGCACTGGCGCAGAGACAGAGAAACGGCTGCACATCCCGTGCTACAAAGATAGTGACTCACCCAGAGGGCAATCGTTTTCTTTCGGAATGGCAGCCGTAGAGGTATGCGTAAGCACCCAATTGGCATAAAAAATGCCCGGCTGTTAAAGCTGAGCGTCTGACGTGCGCCCTGCCGAGTGGTCTACCACTATCTTTGTAGCGAGGGCAAAGGTACGCAAAAATTCCGAAACCTGCAAGCTTTTTTGCAAAAAAGTGATGTTTCGGGGTAAAAAATGTTTTTTCGCGTATAGACACAGATTTATCATGTAGCAACATGTCGCATTGTAGCAAATATCCCAAAACGCCCATGAATAGGCACTTTAATACTGTTTTTACTTTGCTACAAAAGCTACAAATTTGCTACTTTCTGCTACAATTCTAAAGGAAATTGCCTATAAAACTATAAAAACTACCTAGTCATCTATCCATCCTCCTTGGCGAGAAATAATCTTTTCGGTTTTAATAACCTCTTTAACTAATTGATCTGCAAATGCGACGGCATCCCTTGCATAATATTGCTCTTCAGACTTGTCTTTGTTTTCTGACGATTCGTTTCTGTTGGCAATAATACCTGCCAAAGCGCAGCACGCTGCCTGCCTGAATAGCTGTTTTTTCTCTTCACTTTTCATACTACCATCTTATTACAGATTTTTTACAATGTTAATCATTTCTTTAACATGCTCCAGCAGTTGATCAGAAGATTTAAAACACAAAGACTCCTCCCTGCGCACATCTGTTCCGTCTTCAAGTTGGAAATGGTAGTAAACGATTTCCGGGCTTCCTCCAGAACTTCGCGTCTCAATCTCATCAACGCAGTACTTACGCACTACGTTATCATTGTCGAGGATCCATAACTCTTCCCCGACAGAAAACTTGTTGTTTTTTGCCATAATACCATAAAAATTAATACTCGTCTGCAAATTACGACAAAAATCCCGGAACCTGCAAGAAAAAAGGGAGAAATTTTTCATTTCCCCCTCATTTTAAGGTTGCGCCGCCAGCCCGAGCGGCGACTTGGTGTTCAATTAGTCAAGCATGAAATACAGATGCCGGGGCTTTGATATTGTCTGCTGCACGACGCAGGCGGTCGGACAGGTCACAGAGCGCACCGCGCAACTGTTCTGCCTCTTCGGGTGAGAAACCTCCTACACCGCCGTTGCCGTCGATGCCGTACATTTTCTGTTGGAACCATGATACCGACTTGCCCTCAAAGTAGGTACGTACTATCTCGCGCCATGACACTGACAGATAGACGTCGCGCATGCGCTGCTTCATGTCGGTGATTCTCTCTTGTTTCTGTCTTACTGCTACTTCCATAATCCTGTATGTTTTATTTTTAAGAGCCCTCCCCGAAGGGAGAGCTTTTGATTTCACTTTGGCATGAATGTCATCCTGTCGAAGATGTCCTGAGCGTAGTCGAGGAGTTCGGGATAGCCGTTTGGATAACTGTCGCAATAGTTGCGGATGGCCTTGATGAGATCCTCTTCGTCTGAGGTGACTTTCATCGTAATGTCTCTTTTCTGTTTCATTGTTTATTGCTTTACTAATTGAACACTGCAAAGGTACTAATAATTTGGAAAGTAACCAAGTGTTTTACTAATTATTTTGTTAGTAAAAGAAAGATTTAACATTTCGGGCAAAGAAAAAGCGAACCTGCAAGGGATTTCGGGAAAAAGTTTCATTTCCGTGCGAAAAAAAACTGTTTTCGCGTATATACACAAATAAGGCATGTAGCAACATGTTGCATTGTAGCAATTGCCCCGAAGCCCTTTGTTTATAGGCTTTCCTGACATCTGGCAATGCGACAAAGACTGCTACAATTTGCTACAATCGTGTAGCAACGAGCCCCTAAACCAGCAAGGAAACTCGGGAAAAAGTTTCAATTTCGTGCTGAATTTCGCGGAAAATGCTTAATTTTGCAGGCATGGATACAGAGACTATCAAGAAAAAGTTTGAGGAGATACGGAAGGAACGTCAAGAATACGATCGCGACCGTATCCTGGATGGATGGGAAGCAATGGTTCTTTTCAGGAACAAGGAACTGGAGCACAGGGTTGACGAACTGGAGAAAAAGATATTCTACCAGGCTGCCGCCAACTATGCCTTCATGATTATCGTCGGACTCCTTGCCGGCGCATTCCTATTTCATGTGTTCGGATAGCCATCTCTCCACCAGATAGCCAATGGCTGCTGTTGCGACAGTTCCAAGAATTGCGGCGATACCCCTTATGAGCCATGTGGCACAGCCACTCACCCATTTCTCCCTTTCTCTTCTTTTTCTTTCCTTTTCATGCTGCTTGCGCCTGTACTCAGCCCCCTCAGAATCCTTCATGGCCTGTATATCGTTCCAAAGCTGGAACTCATCTTCTTGATAGTCCCTGTTCATTACGTGATTATTTGATTAGCAGGTGCAAAGGTACGAAAAATCCCCGATACTCACGTACAGGGGACTGTTATTTTGCTAATCAAATAATCTTTTCGATTATCGATACTGCAAAGGTAATTGTAAATTTCCGAAACCTGCAAGAGATTTCGGGAAAAAGTTTCATTTCCGTGCGATATTTCGCGGAAAATGCTTAATTTTGCAGGCATGAAGAGAGAATCAGCTACCATATTAAACAGCATAGCCATCTCCATGGTGGGGATAGCCTCTATGATTTACGGTAATAAATATGGTAGGCTTAAATCAGAGCTTTCTATTTTAAAAGAGCAACAGCAAGTGCTAACAGTCCAATTACAACACCTGCAAGCCCTATCCATTCGGCCCGATTCAGCTTGTACCAAGGTCTCGGCTCATTCCTGGTCAGAACAAGAGGAATCTCATCTGCCATCCGCTCCCGTTCCTCCATGTAAGCCTTGAACCCTATAGAAAAGGCTTTCTCACCTTCCTCAGTAATGGAGCAACTTTTGTAGTTGCCGCCGCAAAGGTACAAAAATTCCCCGACTTTCACAAGCCGGGGAACCACAAACTAAACTACTAATAACTTAAATCATGACTAAACTAAAACAAAAACTACTTTTCTGCCCTGACGTACTGGTTGTATATAATGGTGGCATGGGGATTGAAGTTAACAACTTTCACCTTGTAACCTTTGATTCCCCATCTCCACCAGAGGAACTTGTGCTTGTATTCGTGATAGACGACTGTCGCCAGCGAGTCGCGTATGTTATAATAGAAGGTGGAGTCGGCCGGGCTGAATTCCAGATGACTCCACCTGTCATCATAACTAAAAACCTTAAAACTATGATTGTACGCTGCTCGCGCAGAGTCACTGGTGACTGTCACGGTGGTCCCGACGGCCTCCAGCTGCTTCAGCTTCAGATGGAGGTCGCTGATCAGCTGCTCGTCTATGATGTGCTGCTTCCTCAGGTCACGCAGCTCTGCAGTAATCACTGGAGAGGTGGCCACCGTCACCGTTTCGCGGGTGTGGAGGATGACGGTGTCGCGCTCTACCGGCACGAATGTCTGGGCCTTGGCCAGCTGCTGCTTCAGCTGCCGGATTTCTGCCTGGTAACTGTTGTCGCGGTACTGCGAATAAAGGATGATGGCTATTCCCAATATAGCCAGGTAATAGATTATCTTTTTCATTTCTGACGTGTTATTTTGTTGATGTCCATATATTCCACCATCGCATCGAAGCAGGGGCAGGCCTTGATGTACTCCCACGGGTCTATGACTCCGTTGTGGTTCAGGTCGGGCGAGATGTCGCGATGTCCCATAATCTGGGCATCAGGATAGCGCAGCTTCAGCTTCGTCAGCAGGTCGAAGAGAGCCGTCTTCTGCGCTGCCGTGCGGTTGTCTATCCCTTTGGGGTGTTGCTTGTCAATGCCGCCTATCCACGCCACGTGAATACTGTTGGCATTGTAGCCATAGACACCGTTGGCCACCTTTGCCTCGTCGAGCATAAAGATAATGTTGCCGTCGGTCTTCACCACGTAGTGATAGCCCGGCTTCTTCCAGCCCTTGGCCTTGAACTCAGCCCGCAGCGAGGCCTCAGTTGTGTTGTGCTGATGGCTTGCCGTGCAATGTACGAATATTCTGGTGATGCGTCTCATTCCTTGGCCTCCTTCCTTATTTCGTCGAGTTCCTTGCGAACGTCGGCCTTGAACTGCGACATCTGGTTGACGAAGTAGGCGGCCACGCCGAAGATGCCGAGGGCGGCAGAAAGAGCCTCGCCGATGTAGGTGAGCGGACCGGCACCGATGTCGCGGGTCATCAGGAAGGAGGTGAAGGCCATCACGATGGCACTGAGGATGAGCATCACTGCCGAGAGGTGCTGAATCCAGTCTTTTGTATTCTGTTTCATATCGCTGTGCATTAAGTTTACGATGCAAAGGTAGCGTAACACGCGCATACGCAAAAATACACGGTCGGCCCTGTCAGGATTCTTCCTGGCAATTTGGCGACCGTACCGCTTCCTTAAGTTTTTCGTGGCAATCGCCCGGAAAACGCATCGAGAGACCTCAAAACGTGAGCGTTTTTCCGCTGTGGGCCCCGAATTGCCATCTCGAAGAGTGGCAATTTGGGTCGTTTTTCTCAAAAAATCCACTACCCTCCGCACGAAAACCTCGATAAAAAGCTCACTTTAGAGGTTTGAGTGCGGGAAACAAGCGAAGCTTCTGCTTTAGCAGCCCCCACCGCCCTACGCTCCCGAGGCAATTGCCCCTTTGACGATAGCGGAATATGTAAAGACTTTTCCTTGTGTCGCACGACGCAGTGTGCCGAGAGCCGCCCCGTCAATGCCCATCCGCGGTCATGGCGCAACGTGCGACATGAAAAGGCCAGAGCAATGAAGCTCTGGCTCAGATTTAATCCATTGTCTCCGCAATAATGCGGCGTGTCTCTTTCTTGTAGGCTCTGCGATTGTAACTCTCACCTCTGCACAGCGGACAGCTACATGGCGTGCCGGTAGTCTTGTAGGCACACGCCCATCGACATTCCATCATCTCATGCCAAAGAGGACGGTACACGTGGCGACCGTCATCCATTATCCAGTCGAGAGTCCACGCTGCACGAGTCTTAACACGGTTTCTCCACACACGGAAGCCCTGCTTCCGTCTCCATTGTCTGTTTCTGTTTGTTTCCATCATCTCTTTCAGTTAAAGTGATACTGAATGATGATAGTAACTTGTAGAGATTCAACTTATCCATGTCTTTGCCTTTTGTTTTTTAAAAGCCCCGGCGCAGGCTCATGCGCCAGGGCGGGTGTATTTAAGAAACTTCGTCCAGCAGTTAAGCTATCTGAAATGAGCCTATGCGTTGTCCTATTTCCCTGACGGCATGGTTGAAGATTGCCTTCTGCTCTGCATTCAGCGTGTACACCTTGCCTCGTACAGGCGTTCCGTTAAGGCGCTGCGAGAGCCACGAGTGACTCTTACCAAAATATTTCTCCGCTATGACGCCGATGGGCAGCAGGCGGTAGTCCTCATCTGCAATCTGGCGGCGGATGTCGACCAGTTCAGTCTCTATGTGCGACAGACCGTCTTCCATGAAATCGTTATACAGTTTCTGAGTTTCCTCGTCCTGGTGCTCACCGAACCACTTGGCTATTTCACGCACGCGCTCTTCACTCTGCCTGTCGAAGCGGCCCATGAGTTCCTTCAGTTCCTCAATCAATTTCTTTGCTTCTTCCATAATTCTTATGTTTAAGCCCTCCCCGAAGGGAGGGTGTTGTTAGTTCTGTTCTTTCAGTGCGTAAAGACTTGCCAGTTCAACCCTGAATTTCTCAATGGTGGCGGCATAGCGTTCTTTGTTTGCCGGAGAGCCTTCAGACAGCCAGACGTACATCTTCAGCATCTGCTCCACCGTCTTGATTCTCATTTCGATTGCTTCTTTTGCCATTTTCTTTCCTTTTTAATTGTTAGACATCTTGTTTCTTAAATACAATGCAAAGGTACATAAAATTTTTGTTATCACCAAATATTCTGATAACTTTTTGTTATGCAAGGCAAAATTTAACATTTTGGGCAACAAAAACGTGGCATTTGGCAATAAAACGAGGAGAGACGAGAGCATCACTGCTGCCGCCTCTCAAAATCGACTTATGAAAGAGTTAAAGAAAGAAGTAGTACGTAAAAATCTCTATGTAGGATAATCAATCGACTGACCGCCACGCCCCCAGCCGACAGGGAAATTCTCCACACCGATGCAGAGCGTGTCGAAAGCGTCGGAGCCGTCGGTACGAGCCTCCAGCCTATCCTCCTCAGTCTCGGCCAACTTCTCGCCGCTCTTGTCCTTCTTACCATTGCGGACACCGGCCGACTGGATGCTGATGAGCAGATCCGGGTTATTGTCGCGGTTGATAAGCACCTGATGGCGGGCACGGCCCTGGAACATACGGTTGATGAGCTCGTTCTTCTCGACATGGCCCATCGGATTGCCGATATACTTCTCGCGCACCGTCCACTGGTGGCGTCTCAGACAGCTCTTGATGATACCGGCGAAGTTGCGGTTCTGCGACGAACCATAGTCCTGCTTGATGAACGTAGAGTCGTAGTAGAAGATGACCTGATGGCGTCGGTGAAACTGATAATAGTCGATGAAATCCTCGCACAGTTGCTCGATCTTGCGGTCGTACTTGACGAAAAACGACTTGATGACCCTCAGTTTCCCGTCGTCGCCCACCTGGCCGGCCACAAGCCAGTTAATCAGGTCGTTTGCATCGAAAGCGATGATGATAGGTTTGTCCGCTTCCAGGTCGCTGTCGGTGCGGCAGTCGTTTGGAATACCACCTTCCGCATTCAAACCTACCAGCTGCAGCACAGTGTTGTTAGGAGCCGTATAAAGGTTGACGGCCTCGCGCATACCGCCATAGAAGCCATCGAGGGCGATGCCTACGCGCTTGCACATGATGGAGGTCATAAACGTGAGCAGGGGCAGCTCGCGGCGCATGCGCTTGACAAACTCCTTGCCCAGAACGGCAAGGTTGACGATGCTCGTGTATTTGCAATAGAGCAGACACTTCGAGCGGAAGAAATTCAGCTGCTCTTCCTCCTTCCTGATCTTCTGCTCGTAGTAGTCCGCCCGCTCCGGGTGTTTCTTCAGTTTCTGGCGAAGCACCCAGATGTGGTTCACCAGCCCCTCGATGACGCGAACGAGCGTCGGATCCATCATTTCCTCATAGCGGAAGTACCAGGAGCCTTTCTTGGTCATGGCCGTGTCGCTGGTGATGGTCATGCCGTGGTGGAGGTAGCACTTGCCGAAATACATTTGGTTGCCACGGTTGGCCTGAAACGTCTCATCCTTCAGCTGCTCGAAGTCGATGAACTTTGCCTCGTCGATGGCTACATAGTCGAGCGACATGGAGTTCGAGGTGCCGGTGCGGTCCTGGCTGATCAGGTTGATGACGCTGCCGTTGTAGAACGCGATACAGTTTTCCCAGTTGGCAGGCTCGAAGATTGGACGTTTCCAGCCCAGGGCCTTCCACGGCTTCTTGCCTACGATGTAGTGCTGGTCACGCCGGAGGCCCCAGTTTTCCCAGTGTACCATCCAAGAAGGGACAATGTTGGTGAGTCCGCGCTTGACGCTGGGGAACACGGCAGCAGCGCAGCAGCCCGCCATGAGCTGCACGGCTGTGAGCGCACGGCCTGCCTGCACGACACCCTTGCCGAAGCCACGTCCGCACTCAGCCACGAGGTCACGGGGCGACATCATCAGCATATATGCCTGCCCATCGTTCAGGTACTGCTCAAAGGTCGGTGTCTGTTCCTGCTCCATCATCTTCTACCTCCTGATAGTCGGTGTATTCCTGCTCCTTCTGCTGGTCAATCTCGCGACTGTATTTCTTGTTCATCGATGCGATTTCCTTGCGCAGCACAGCCTCGTTGTCGTAGCCCTCAATCTTCAAGGCTGCCGGGTTGCTGGTCATGATGACACCGAAGAGCGGTATGCGGTCGTAGTTCGTCTCCGGCTCATCCTCCTTGTCGGTGCGGTTGTTCTGTATTCGGGCCTTCTCCAGTGCGGCCACGGAACGGTAGTCGCCTTGTCTACGTGCCGCCTTCAGGTCAGCCTCCAAGTCCTGGTTAATCTTCCATCGCATGAAGTTGCGCGTGGCCTGCTGCATATTGCCCAGGATAATCTGCACCAGGCGCACGTCATCGTATGCCTGTGCCCGGCCTACGCCAAAGAGAGCCATATCCTGCTGCAGCAGGTCACGCTCGAACTTATCCGGGAACTGGAGCCAATATGCGTACAGTCCTCGGAGTCTGTGGACACGCTGGATGACAGCCGGATTGATGGGCTGTGTTTGGAGTTCATCGTCATTCATAACGATGTACTTGGAATAATCATCGAGGTTGGCAGGAAGGGGCATGACTTTATTTACGATTTAACTATTTACTATTTACGATTTGTTACACCGTAATTTCATTTAAGCACCGCTCGATGCGCTGCTGACAGTCGGCCAGTGCTGCCGGACTGCCTGCCCGCATCAGGTCGAGCAGCTGCTGCCGCAGTTCGCGGTCAGTCTCCTCCAGCCCGGTGTAGTACGCACGGCGGGCGGGATGGCCGACGGTGTTGATGTCGTCGAGCAGCTGCACCTCGTCAATACCCAAACGGAAAGACACCATCGATGGGGTCATTAACGTTTTCGCGCATTTGTTGATCTCGCTCAGTAAGTCTGTTGAATAATCCATTGAGTTGAATAGAGTTTTTATCCACGATGTCGCGCAGTCCGCTGTAGAGGTCATAGAAGGCCATCTGGTCAGTCGTCACCATGGTACACTCGGCGCGGTCGCCGTAGGTTTGGTTCTGGCTGGAGATGACCGAAACGATGTGGTTGTCATTCTGTACGAGCACTATCTTCGAGTGGTTCATGCCCAGATATACCGAGTCGAAGCACGACTGCATCAGGCGGTACAGGTGCAGCGTCTTGCGCGAAGCCTTCAGGTCGGCCAGCAGCACGCTGTGCCCGATGAGTTCCTTCTTACGCAGGTTATAAAAACCGTTCAGGAATGCCTCCGAGGTGCTGAAGGTGCTGACGTACACATCAGCACGCCCGGTCTGCTGCAGGATCCAGGCAAGCAGACCGAGCGTATGAATTCCAGTACCGAGATAGGTCTGGGTGGCGCACTTATTCAGTGGCTGCAGAATCGTCGCTATGTTCCTGCCCCTGCCCATCGTCGTCCTTTGGTTCGAAAGTGATGTCAGCCTCTATGAGCTGCTGGCGAAGCTCCTCTTTGATGACCTGTTTCGTGCGCACGAGCACGTCGACGCGCTCCTGAATTTTAGCACGTCTTGTTTCCAGGTCATTCTTCTGCTCCTCAGTAAAGTCTGCGCCTTTGGCAGCCTTCACCAGCTCCAGCAGCTTAGGCAGGTTCTTGGAGATATAGGGCCGTGCGGCCGCGATGGCCTTGATGTCCTCAGCTGACAGCTGCACCTCGGCGGCAGCCGGTGTCTGTGACTGATTCTCCTCGTTGACAGGAAGAAGCACATAGTGGTCGTAGGTGTCGAAGTCCTTTTTGTAGTCTTCCCAGAGCTTAGCGATGGCAAGAGTGAATTCGGCACGGTCGCACACAGCGGTCAGTGACTTGCAGGTCTCGTGGGCCTGTTTCATTTTCTTGTATCGCTCAGCGTTCTTAGTCCAGATGTCCTGAATAGCCTTAGGCAGCGTGTCGTGGTCAGAACGCTTGCCACGGGCAACGATGGTGTCCGTCTGCTCGTAAGGCTCCTTGGGAGAAAGAGCTGGAGCAGGCAGACAGGCGTCTTCAGACATATCGCTGCCAGTATCAGCCATATTTTCTGCGGCAGCCTCCGTCTCAGCGATGGCATTGCCGATAACTGGCAGCACCTGCTGCTCCAGGGCCTTCACGTCCTCAAGGTTCATCTCGTTCTGAAGATATACCAGGTGTTTCTTCAGCTCGTATCTAATCTTGCCCTCATAGTGTGAGGGTTTCCGCATGAATGTGTTGTACATAGCCTGGTTGCGGTTGCACTGCAACACCATTATGGCGCCTTGTGCCAGCTCGGTTTCCGTATGGCTCTCCTTGGACAGCCATTCCTCGACCCGTGCCCTGAAAAGTTTGTCTATTCCGTTCATAATGTTCTTATTAGAAAGGGCGGGAGAGGCAATCGTGCCGCATCCCGCCCCCGGATTTATTACTCAATAATCAACTGTATGAAAGGTCATTATTCACCTGTCAACTCGCCGGTTGTGCAGTCCAGCTCTCCGTCACTGACGGGCAGCTTACCGTAATAGAAGGGAGCCGGCATCTCGTCGTCGGCAACGACTTCAAGAACCGTCTGGTTGGTGTCTGTGGGAGCCTGGCCGGTGTCCTGGCTGGGATTCACCTCGGCGGGAAACTCGTCGGAACCCACCACGCGGAACTTGCCCGTGCGGGTAGGCACGACGGCCACAACCTCGGCGTTCAGCACCTCGGCAATCAGGCCAGTCACCTCTTCCTCGGTGCCTGGAGCGTTGCCTGTGTAGGTGTTCTTGAAGGTCTTGGAGCCGAAGGTGCCCTGCGGCTCGCACTTCAGGTTTCCGTTGTTGTTGATGATGTCCACCTGGATGAAGTGCTTGCCTTGAGCCATCACGAAGTTATTATCCACCTCTTGCTCGCCAGACTTAATCTTGGCGGGATAGGTTGGAATCTTGTCCAAAGTCATGTCCGCAGCCGAGCGGTCGGCCAGTTTCGGGAACTTCACGATGTCGCGGACGTCAGCGATATATACGCGCTTCTTGGTACCAGGAAGCGACTTTTTTCCCTGGCAGAACTTAACGTCCTGCAGCAGGGTCTTTTCGTCTGAACATTTGTTTGCCATTGTCTTTAGCTTTAATTGTGAAAGAAAATGGGGCGGCGGCCCCTACGCTCTTTAATCCAATAGCCGCCGTCCCTGTTTGGGATTGATCAGACGGCAGTCTCTCCGTCGACCGTAGCAAAGAGGATGCGAGTGGGGTCTACGCTCTCGTACTGCACGCCGAAAAACATCGTGGCGATGAACTGGAGCACGAAAGCCTTGAAGCGGGCCACCTCCACGTTCTCCTTGTCGGAGATCTGGTCGACGCCGTAGAGCATGTTCTTCTTCGTGGTGAGCTGGAGAACGGGAGAGCCCTTCTTGTTCGACAGGGGAACGAAGGTGACGTTCTCGAAGCCCTCGATGACGTACTTGTGGAACTCGTGGTTGTACGCGGTACCGCCAGTGGTGGTCTTGTAGTCCTCCTCGTAGTCCCACACCACGTGCTTCGGGCAGAAGAGCAGCAGCTCATCCTCATCCATCAGGTGCTCGTTGGCAGCCTTGCAGATGGAGCGCAGCACGTCGTAGGCGTTGTTCTTGGTGATAGCCTCGATGTTCACCAGGTTGCCGATGGCGGTGGTAATGGTGGCGTCACGGGCGGCGATGCCGTTGGCGGCGTCGGCGGCCTGTGCCTTCATCTCAGCCAGGGCGATGGTGTCGAAGCCGTTGAACAGGTCGTGCGTGGTGGTGCCTTTGGCATTGCGCACAGCCTTGAACAGCTCATTATAGAGATGGTCACCCATCTTTCGGGTGAGCACGGTTAGCACCATGCGGGCCAGTTCGGTATTCTTCATACCCTCACCATGGAGCACTGAGGGGCCCCAGATGCTCTGCACGATGGTATTGGGACGGAAGTTCTTGACCACACTGCCGAGGTACGTGAACAGCGTACGCGGCGTGATCTTCACGTCGCTGTTGTCCTCGCGGTCCTCGTCGTAAGGTCCGAACTGCATGTCACCATCGAGCGTGCCGATGGTCTCTGCCACACGGATGCCCACGTGGGGCGTCATAAACTTCAGTGCCTTCTCAGCCCGGTGTACGGGAATCTGCAGCAGCTGCTTGCGCAGCTTGCGGGCACTCTGAGCCAGTTCCTCAAAGGTTACCTCCGGCTCCTGAATCTGAACTTGTGAACCTGTTGCCATGGATTAAATATCCTTGATTTCGTCCAACATCGACTGGGCGGTGATTTCACCGGCTTCGTCCTTCTTCTCTCCGGCAGGGACTTCGTCCTCTGCCCCTGGGGCCTTCTTGAGGTTGGCAATCTGCTGGTCGCGGTCCTTCACGTCCTGCAGAGCCTTGTCGAGCTTCGCCTGGAGGTCGGCCTGAGCATCCTTGGCTGCCTTCTCAGCATCCTTGGCTGTCTGCAGATTCTTCCCCAGCTGAGCCACATAATCCTCAATTTTGTCCGTCTGCTCCTCGGTGAGCGTGACCTTTCCGTCCGTCACCTCGAAGTCCTGTACAGCCAGCAAGGCGCACAGGCAATTAAAGACTTTCTTCATAGGGTTTGTACTCTCTTCGGCGAAAAGTTTAGGAAATCTCTTCTGCATCCATGCAGTCGCCTTCTGCATGAAACCTTCAGCTGGATTACCTTCCGCGTCCACGACGGAGCCCAGAGGCTCTGTCGTGTCTGCAGGGAGGGAAGGAAGACCGAAATCCTTGAATATGGAATTGTTGAATGTAGTCCTAAGGCGGTTCGACTTCTTCTTCACGTCCTCATCCTCCACGATGTGGTCGATGAGACCGAAGTCGAGGGCATCTTGGGGCGAGAGCCAGGCAGCAGCCGTCATCTTCGTCATGCAGTCCTCAACACTCTTGCCATTGCGCTTGGCATAGAGCGAGGCAATCACGCGGTCGATGGTGTCAAGGTCCTGACGCTCCTTCTGAAATGCAGCGATAATCTGGTCAAGCTGCTCCTTGTTGGCCATCTGCCACTCCATGACGGCAGTGGAAGCGTTGTGAATGAGCATCAGCGAACCGTCAACCATATCCACCTCCTTCGCGCCCATGGTGAGGAAAGTGGCGGCACTGGCTGTCATACCGATAATGTGGCAGTGGACTTTGCCATGATTCTTGATGTACTGGTATATCTGCAGCCCGGCATCGACATAGCCGCCGGGAGAACAGACTGCGATATGAACCTCCTCATCCTTGTGAGCATCGAGGAAGCTCTTAACCTGGTTTGCGGTTGTCCCCCGCTGGCCTGTCCACCAGTCGAAGGCAACACCGATTTCTCCGGATATGATAAACTACCTGTTGGATGAATTAAATTTGTAAAATATTTATGCTTAAAAAGTTGCACATGTCGTTGATTTTTAGTATCTTA